TGTGGTCGTGATGATGTGATGGCGTACCCTGAGTACGAGCTTTTTGCCGGCCGGGAGGCTTGGCTGGCGCATCGCCGGGACTGGCTGGGGGCGTCCGACGCCCCCGCCGTCCTGGGGGTGTCCCACTGGAAGAGCAACGAACAGCTCTGGGAGGAGAAGATGGGGCTCGTAGTGCCGGAGGACATTGGGGAGAAACCCTATGTCAGGTACGGCAACGACGCCGAGCCCCTTCTGCGGGCCTTCTTTGAGCTGGATCACCCGGAGTACGAGGTGTCCTTCGTGCCCTTCAAGGTGTTCCATCACCCGGAGAAGCCCTTTATCGCCTGCACCCCGGACGGGGAACTGGTGGAGAAGGCCACGGGGCGGCGGGGCGGGCTGGAGATCAAAACCACGGAGATCATGAACGCCGCCGGGTGGGACAAATGGAAGGACCGGGTTCCTGATGAGTATTACGTCCAGGTGTGCCACCAAATGCTGGCCGCCGGGTGGGAGTTCGTGGAACTGCTGGCCCAGCTCAAGTTTACCACTGCAGACGGGGACGACAGAAAAGAGGTCCGGCACTACCGCATCGACCGGGCGGACGTTCTGGGAGACCTGGAGAGGGTGGAGCGGGAGGATACCGCCTTCTGGACCTGCGTCCAGGAGCGGCGGCGGCCCAATTTGAAAATACAGTTGCCCGGCGAGAGGCCGAGGTTGAAAGGAGAAATTTAAATGAATGAAGCGGTTTGCTGTTGTAATGAGGTCAATAAGGTTACCCTGTCCCAAATGACGGAGCGGGTGAAGGACCCGCTGATGAGGGCGGAGGCGTATCTGGTGAGCGCCCTGTCCGTGCTGGAGGGGCGTTTTGCGAAGGAAGATGGAAACGACCGGGAGCTTATCGGGCTGTTCGACGTCATGGAAGATTTGCAGGGGCGGGCGGAACGGATCGCAATTCTGGCGGATACGCTGGCCGGGAGGCTGTGAGGGCGTTATGGACACTTTGGAATTTGTGATGAGCCCGGACGTGGCGGAGGTGGTGCCCGCTGTCCTGGGGTTCAATTTTGAGGAGATGAAATCCGTTCTCCAGGAGCGGTTGCGGTATTACAGCGGCTTGGTGGTGACTGAGGGGGCAATCAAGGCCGCCAAGCAGGACCGGGCCGACCTGAACAAGCTCCGGGAGGCGTTGGAGGCCAAGCGGAAAGAGGTCAAGAAGGTTTGTCTCGCCCCCTATAACGACTTTGAGGCCAAGGTCAAGGAGCTGGTGGGAATGATCGAAGCCCCTATCTCCGCCATTGACGGACAGCTCAAGGAGCACGAGGACCGCCGGAGGGAGGCCAAATATGGGGAGATCGACGCCTTCTTCCGGGAGGAGGTGGGGGACCTTATGGGATTGGTGCCCCTGTCCGCCGTTTGGAAGGACGAATGGCTCAATGCCGGTACGTCGATGAAGAAGATCAAGGAGGAGGTTTCCAGCGCTTTGTCGAAGATCCGGGCCGACCTCAAGGTGTTGGGCACCGTAGAGGCGGAATACCAGGACGAGGTGAAGGTCAAGTATCTGGAAGCTCTGGATGTGTCCGCCGCCTTGGCCCACCGCCACCACCTCAAGGAACAGGCGCAGAAGTTCCGGGAGATGGAGGAGAAGCGGCGGCGGGTGGAAGCGCTGGGGGGGCTGGCCCAGGCCGATGCCTGCGGGGCGGGACCGGCCCCGGAGGAGCCGACGGAGCAGGAACAGGAAACGGTGTATTATCTGGCGTTTGAGTGCTCCGTCACCAAGGCCCAGGCGGCGGCGCTGAGTGCCTTCATGAGAAACAACAACATTACATATCGGAGGATTTACAAATGAGAGCCAACAACAGCTTGCAGAATCGGAGGCCCCGGTTTTCCGTGGCGATCCAGACCCCGGCCTATCAGCGGCTTGTAAACGACACTCTGGGGGACCCGGACCGGGCCCGGCGGTTCGTGGCGGCGATCACTTCCGCCGTTTCCGTCAATCCCGCCCTTCAGGAGTGCGACGCCGGGACGGTGCTCTCCGCAGCACTCCAGGGGGAGGCCCTCAACCTGTCCCCCTCGCCCCAGCTGGGCCAGTATTATCTGGTGCCCTACTGGGACAAGAAGCGGGGGTGCAGTGTCGCCCAGTTCCAGGTGGGTTACAAGGGCTATATTCAGTTGGCCGAGCGGAGCGGCCAATATCTCGATATTGACGCCTTCCCCGTGGTGGAGGGCGAGTACAAGGGGCGGGACCGATATACCCGGCGGCCCGTCCTGGAATTTTTGGAGGACGATGGGGAGCGGGAGAACCGGCCCGTGGTGGGCTACTACGCCTACTTCGAGTTGACCAACGGCTTCCGCAAGGTGCTTTACTGGTCCAAGTCCCAGATGCTTTCCCACGCTGACCGCTATTCCCAGGCGTTCCATTTGGACAGTGTGGAGAGCGCCGACCCGAATAAAAGCCGGGTCTCCTTTGCCGACTTTGAGGCTGGGAACTTCCCCAAAGAGGATGCGTGGAAGTATTCGTCCTTCTGGTATAAGGACTTTGACGCTATGGCGGGGAAGACCATGCTCCGTCAGCTGATCAGCAAGTGGGGCATCACGTCCATCGACATTCAGAAGGCCCTTGCAAGCGACGGTGCGGTGATTTCCAGGGATGGGACGCCGGATTACCTGGATACGCCGGATGATGAGCCTGTGACGCTCCAGGAGGGGGAAAAAGGGGTCCCTACTGAGGCGGACGCCTCTGTGGGGGGAGGAGGAGCAAGGGAGCGGGCAGAGCTTTCGCCGCAGGCGGAGGCGGAGCTTAGCGGACTTTGCGACGACGAGGGCCCCGTCGCTGGGGTTGGGTACGCCGACGCCGAGGAGAGCCCGGAGGAGCTGCCGGACGGGGCGTTTTGACCTGTGGGCCGTGACTGGAGGAAGAGCCGATGAACTCCTGGTTCTCAATGGACTGCAATATCTACACAAACCCTAAAGTCCTCCAGTTCGCCAAGGAGGCCAAGCTGGACGTGGACGCCGCCGTGGGGAAGCTGGGCCGCCTGTACGCATGGGCGGCCCAGTGCGGCAATGAGGACGGGGACATCACCTTTCTTCCGCCCCAAGAGCTGGCGGAGATCATGCGCTGGAAGAAAAAGCCCGCTGATCTGGTGGGCATTTTGGTAAGCGTTGGGCTATTGGACCAGATGGAGGTTGGGGCGCTGGTGATCCACGCCTGGGACGAGCGCAACGGGGCCTTTCTGCGGAACCGGCGGAAGGACCGGGAGCGGAAAAAGTGATGGAACTTCCACAGAAATTCCACGGAAGATCCATGGAGATTCCACGCCTACCGTACCTAACCTAACCATACCCTACCCTACCGTACCAGGAAGGCATAGACGAAGACTGGTTCTTCTCCAGGGGGAGGGGGGGGGCGAAAGGGGAAGGGAGCCGCCCCCGGCCCCGGAGAGAGGGGTAAAAGGGGTCCCCGGCAAGGGCAAAGCCCTTGTTGGGGGGAGGAGGAACCCCGTAGCGAGTGAGCCCTGGGCGTCAGGCCGGGGCGAGGGATACGAAGGCGGTGACGACGTTTTGAATAAACAAGAGATGAACGAGATCTGGAGGCTCCTGAGCCGCTACCGGGAAGGGGACAAGCACCTAAAAGACCAGGGGCTTTTGAGGGCTTGGTACGACACGTTAAAGCCCTATGAGGCCTCGACGGTGCGGGAGGCGGTGGCGGCCTATTTCCGGCGGAAGCACTACTGGCCGGACGTGGGCGAAATCACCGCCCTTTGCCCGCCTCCGGCGGAACCGTGCCGGGTGGAACGGGACGACATGGAACGCCTGCGGCGAACGTGGAGCGGGCTGGTGAAGCGCAGGCAGGCGGTCGGGGTCCCTGCCACCATCACCGAGGCCAGGGAGGCGGGGCTGGACAGCGGGGTGTGGTTCCAACTGCTGGTAGCCAACGGCCTCACCCTGGGCTGAGGTGGCATCATGGGAAAGACGTGGTGCTGTCCCTTCTTCTTCTGGGGGGAGGGGCTTAAGGTTCGGTGCCAGGGGGCCAAGGTGGACTTTGCCGACGCCGACAGCCGGGACGCCTGGACGAAACGATATTGTGAGCGGGTGCCGGGGTGGGAGGAGTGCCCCATGGCCGGACCGCTCTGGAAAAGAGAAAGCGAGGAAGAACATGCCGGAGAGGAACGTGGACAAGATCAAGCGGCTGGAGCGGGAGCTGGCCGGGTGCAGGAGAGAGGCCGAGGAGGCAAAGCGCCTGCGGGAAAAGGTCACCGCCGCCAACCAGGAAATCGCCAGTCAGCGGGAGATCGCACGAAAAGCCAGAAAGGGCGTTCACGAGGTCGTTCAGAGCTGTGACGCCTTGTGTATTGCCGTGGGTCTCAAGCTCGGGGTTCAAGTTGGGCCGGAGGCTTGGGAGTTGGACCTGCCCATGCCCCAAGTGGCGGAACTGCTGGGGAAATACCGGCTGATGGCGTCGGAAGCGCCGGAGGCGGGCGGCTTCCGCCTGCGGGTGGAAAAGCGGGGAAGCACCGATGGCGAAAGCGTGTAAGGGTTGCGACTACACCTTTTGCTATGAGGGCTGGTGGTGTGACTACTACGGAATCACGGGGATGCACCACCCCGGCCCGATGGGGAAGGGCTGTCCC